CTCTTTCTTTGGTCTGAAAGTTTCTTTGGTACTTTTATATTATCTGCACTAACTAAGTCCTTTCTTGTAGTAGATTTACTTGATTGTCTAACATCTGAAATAACATATTCACTAATATCGTCTTTAGACATTCTTAGTGGTTTATCATAAAATTCAGTTCTTTTACCAGCATCATCTTCTTTAGGTTGTCTAGGTTCAGTTAATGTAATTTGTGTGCCTCTACCTTTACTGAATTGATTTAATTGCCTTATTGTTTTACTTACAAGTTTATCTAATGTAGTTTCTATGGTTTCCATATCATTACTATTAATCCATTCCATTAGTTCCTCTTTAGTATCTAATTCAGCATTATAGGAATCTCCCTTTTCACCTTCTTCATCAGTTTGATATTCTGTAACTGTAATAGGGAAATCATTACCAAAAGCCTCAACAAACTCATCTACACTAAGTTCTAAATTTTCATCAGATTTATCCAAAGCAGTTTTATTTTTATTAGATAATCCCATTTGATTATAGTATTTTTGTTGTTGTTCTTTTAGTTGTTCTTTGTATGTTCCCCATGTTATACCAAAGGTTGATTCAAATAACTCTTGATTTTCTTCCCAAGTTCCAAATTCTTCACCAATTAAATTACCTAAAGCAACTGCTACTTTAGGGTCATCGGGGTCAAAAGACATTCTTAGATAAAATCTTTGAGCATCCTTTGTATTTTGTACTACTTCTTTTAAAGTAACATTATCGTTGTAAGTAAAGGATTTCATTTGGTCTATAATCCATTCGGCATCTTCAATAGATTCTTCCATATCACTTATCTTAGTATCTATGGCTTCTTTTATTTCACCTTTAGCCTTTTTCTTTTCTATCTTTAAAGCAGTAATTTCTACTTTAGCATCATTGATAAGTTTCATCCATTCTTTGTATGATTTACCTTGTTGAATATCTGATTCAACATCATCTGCAACCGAGAAACCTTTAGGATTTTGTAGATTATACCCATAAGGTATTTTCTTTTGTTCACCTGTTTCATTACCCTGTTCATCTACTACTTTATATGTTGCATTTGTAAACTTTTCAGGTTGCTCTTGTAATTCTAATAATTGAGCACTTAATAATTTGTCTAATGCTGCTTGATTAATTTGTCTAAAAGTATCAGCGTTAAACTTAATCGCTTCCCCAACAATTTCAGGAGTCCATTCTCCTTTACTAGCCAACCATGCGGTTAAACCATCTTGTATATTACCTTGTAATGCTAAAGGTTTTGTTGTGGGAATAATAAATTGATAAAATATACTAGTAGCAATATCTACTGTCCATGATGAACCATCATCAATGGCTTGTACCTTTCTAAAATCACCTACTTGAGTAGATAATTCGTTGGTTGTAGTTTCTTGAACTTCAGTTTCTTCTTCACTCATGCATTACACCCCCTTAAGAGTGCAAAACAAACATTTCTAAGTTAGTCCATGAAGAACATTCAATTCTTAATCCACTTCTACAAAGAATACCATCAGTATAATGAAACTCTACTGAAGATGATGGAGTTAAGACATATCTTGCTAATAAGTTTGTTGTTCCTGTTCCTGTATTATCTGCATAAACAGATACTGTAACTGCTGAACTAATTGTATCTGTTGGACTTGCAATAAATCCATTATATACACAAGGACTGTCTGCCGTCATCGCCACATTTGTATCTGCTGTAATTCTTGTACTTTGTATTCTACCCATTTTATCACCTATACGCTATTCGCTGAAAAGAATTAGACAGGACACCCCCTATAAAGGTAATGCCCTGCCTAAAACTAATCATTTAATTCAATCTTCTAGTAATTCTAGTAAAGTTGCCTTATTGTCTAACTTTTTGTATTCAAGACCCTTTTCATCACATAGGGCTTGAAGTTCCTTTTTAGTTAGAAGGGATAAGTCAACACTTTCTTCTTCATCATCAGATTCTTCATCAAGTTCTTCTGTTTCTTCTTCAACCAATTCTTCGGTTTCTTCTTCAACAGTTTCTTCTAATACTTCTTCTACTGATTCTTCAAGTGTTTCATCCTCAATTTCCCATCCTTGAGCACCTTGTACCTTTCTAGCGATTCTATCACTAACTTCATACCACATATTAGGGGCAAACTCTTTTCCGAAGATACGAGTCATACCTAATGTATATCTGATTCTAACCAACTAAATCACCTTCAAAGGTTTCCTGTAACTTTCAATCCTAGAACTCCACAATCACCTGATTGTAGACTTGCTTCTAATAGTGCTGCTGAACCTAATGTATATAAATATACATAGAAGAATGTTCCGTCTGCACTAATATCACCTAGAATAACATTGTTATCATGGTTTTCAACTTGTAGTAACTCAACACTTGAAACTGTGCTTAATCCAAAAGAGGATGCTAACACCTTTTCACCTGCATGAGTAATAACTTCTGTTCCTGAACCAGCACCATCAGCAGTAATACCACCACCGTATCCATCATCACATGTAATGGCTAAAGCAGTAAGAGATTCAATCTTTGAAACGAGTAAATCGTTTGCACCTGCTGAACCAACAATGCATATATGGTCGCCAGCAGCAAATCCATCAGTAATAAAAGAACCACTTGCTCTTGTATATGTATCTGCTGTTGCATCTGCTACAATATCTACTGCGGCATTTGCAATTGCTCCTGTGCGGTATGCTGTGATATTACAATCTCCTAAAACAACATATTGGTGTCCTACAACATAAGGCTTATCTGAACCTAAATGGTCTGTTCTTAATGTAACTGTATTTGTCATATTAATTCACCTATTTATATTCTCCAATTAACCTCATTGAAGGTTGGTAATTTTACCTTGTCCTTTAACGAATGTGCAAACTACTTCACCAATGGTTCGGTACAATCCTCGGTTTCCGAGTTTACCAACACCGAATGGGTCGCCACTATCAATTCCACCTTCAAAGTATTCAGTAGGTTTCAATGTAGCAAAGTGTAGATGGTCTGTGTCTAGAATGAATATATCACTTAGTCCAGTACCTGTTCCTGTACTTCCCATTTCTTTACAAGGAATGATTGGAATATCATGGTATGTTGCGACTTTGAATCCAACTTCACGACCCTTTACACCCTTAATACCGTTATGAGTAGGCATAACTTCTGCACGACCCATATAACGCTCTTGTGCTTGTAGCAATTCTCCTAGTGCTTGAATTGTATCATATCCAGTTAGGATAACCTTTGGACTTGCACCACGGAGTTGTAGTTCACGGAGAGCAGTATTCAATACATTCAAAGTTAGGTTTCTACGAGCAGCATAAGATGCACCATAACTAATGTAAGCATCTAGCCAAGAAGAAGAAGCATCACTTCGGTTATGTCCATATAGTGCTTCAAATACACCCAAATAAGCATTGTTATCATAAGCATCTAGAATAAGACCTGCACCATTAGATGTGTCCAAAGCCATTAATTCAGCCTTACTTGATACAATCTTATACAATGAAGTAATGTTATTTTGTACTCCAGCAAGAGGAATTGGACCAGCCGCATCCATTGCTTCAAGAGGCATTAATAGCATATGATTCATTGCTTCAGCGTGTGAAACACCAATTTCTTCACGGTATGCAGCCATAATATCACCAATACCATCATCAATCTTTGACATTGCAGCAGCAAGTTCAGAGATTTCAAATTGATGTGCGATAGTTTTTGGAGCAGCAAATAGTGTTGAATACTTTGGAGCAATAGGGCTTAATTGTGAATCAGCCACTACACCAGTTGCACTAGCAGTAAAAGCAGCGTTTTCTGTTACACCACCAATTACACCATCAGTTAAACTACCTTGACCAGTTCCACCATCAGTATCCCAAAGGTTTCCTGAACCACCCAATGCTCTTTCTGTTAATACTCTCCAACCACTTGAAGACCAAGGCTTCTTAGGTAGCATAGCAAATGCATTAATTTCACGGTTTAGCATAGACCATACTTTTTGGCCGTAAATGAGGTTGTGTAGTGCGGTATCTGAACCGCCAAAAGCACCTGCTGCTGTTAAATCGTGAGCACCATGTATTCCACTTGTTGCACCAGCAGCCTTCATAAGACTACTATAATTACCTGTGCCGTAGGTCGCTCGTTCTAAATCTTCTATTGTTCTAATTTGATTAATTCCTGTCATATTATTCACCTGTTTTTATTAAATTCTTTGAGTATAAAACTCTCAAAGGGATTTAACCTCCCTAACGAGTTCGTTTACTTGTTCCCAAGATAGTTCATGTAGATTATTCATCTTTAGAATAACATCTTCAGGAATTGGTGTAGTAGCATTAACTGCTTCTACTTGCTTTGCGATTACATCACGGTTACTTTCTAGAGATTTGCGGAGTTCTGCAAATTCATTCTTTAGAGCAGTAACTTCAGCAGATGCATCATAGTTTTCCTTTGCAATTGCATCAGTTTCCATCTTCAATTCTGCATTGTATCGTGCTTCAAAGTTTTCCTTTACTACATCATACATTCGGGCTTCTTCTTTTTCAGCCTTGAATTGTGCATATGCTTTAGCAAGATTTTCATCACTCAAATCAAGTGTTGAAACTGCTTCAGCCTTACGAGCCACAAAATCGCTAAACTCGGATTCATAACGACCTGTTAATGAGCCATCAATTCTCTTTTGTCCAGTTGGGTTGTGTCCATAAACTACTGAATCAGCCTTTGCTTCTGTGTCCATTGCTTCTTCATCTTCATCCATATCCAATGATTCTGATTTCATCTCTTCTTCGGGCATTTCTTCTGAAACATCCATGAGTTGTTCATCATCACTTTCTTCTTTCGTAATATTGCTATTTACTTGCTCTCGCAATTAACTAACAATACCATTAAATTCTTCTAACGCTTTATTAATTTCGTCTGACATTTTATCACCTTGTTTTTTATAATTTTTTTGTTCTTTAATTATTTCAAATTTTGCTTCGGGGTTTATTCCCTCTTCGCAGATAGTTACTTCGTGGAGTTCTAATTTATCTATTTCTTTGTATGTACCAATATCAGGGTCATACCTATTGGCCTTGCTCATCGCTTGACCACCAATACTAAAAGAGCGTAATTTCCCTCTCCTAATATCTCTTGAAACTTCTTTTGCCTTTTCAATATCATTTCTCATTTTAATGACTACAAAAAAGCCTGTATCATCGCAACCTGTTTTTAGCACATTACCATCGTTGTCAGTCCAGTTATCTATAACTTCACCGACTTGTACATTTGAATGGGTAATCATAACATTCTTGAAATCACCCTTCATAAAATCGGCAGATGCTTCACGGATTGCTTCTAATGTAATGAGGTCGTTTTGCTTATCTACTACATCTACTGATGCATATCCAGCAATAATTAGGGGTTCATCCTTTCTACCCTTTAGGATAATCAATTCAGAACCACTAGAGTAGTTATTACCACGCATAGTAGGAACTAACATCACGCTCATCACCCTTATATTTGTTCTAACAACTATATAAACTAAACTGATTATTCAGTATATTTTAATGACCTTTTATCATCTTGTTCTATATTCCACATACCTTTATCGCTATCATCGTCTGTTGGTTTTGTTTCATATCCTGTCCAAGCAATCCAAGTATCTCTATCTTTGATAGGTACTACTCTAAGATGAAATTTACCTGAATACATTTTACCATCTAATAGATATTCATGGTAACCATCTCTTTGTGCTCCTAATTTTAAT